GGCTTTCGTTGCTCTCCATAAAAAACGCTCTGAGTGTTTATCTCTAATACGCCGTTGTTTTCGCGTTCTTTGCGTACTCGATACGCTTGGCCGCGCCGCGCATTGCATGGTTTGCAGGCCGGCACCAGGTTGTTGATGTCGTTTGTTCCGCCGGCGTCGCTTTCAATGAGGTGGTCTGCTTCGGTTGCTCGCGCTATTCCACACCAATGGCATGCTGGTTCATCGGCTAAGAGTTTGGTTCTGTTGCGCTTGAATTCGCTGGTGGCTCGTTGTTTGCCGTTGTGTGTTGTTGTCATGTTGGTTTCTCCCGCGCTATCGCTTGGCTAACGCGCCACTGCGTGGCTTGTTGTCTGGCTTGTTGTCGAGTCTTGTGCACTACGTCCCCCCACACTTTGAGCAAGTAGCTCTGGCTGCCGGCTGTTTCATAGTTGAGGACGGACACCATACGTATTTGTGACGTTTAGACGCTGCACACCAGTTCATAGACATGGCGCTCTACCCACGTTTCCGTGTGTTATGCCGGCATAGTGCAAACCCATACGCGGCCGTGAGTATTCCTAAATTGTCGAGCATGGCCTACGTGTTGGCGTCGGCGTGTATGTCTGCTAGACGCGCCTCTAAGCCCCACATGTCTTGCTTTAAGGCGTTGCCTTGGTGCGGCTGGTGCTCTAGTTCCTCGATGATTAGGTCGGCCTGCACGTCGGCAAGGCGGCTGAACAATGCGCGCAGCTCTGCGCGGTCTTGGTCTGAGAGTTTGCTCATTGGTAGTCGGGCCTTTCCCATTCGGTTACTTGTGCTGTGTAGATAGTTGGGTGAATCAGTAGTGACATGTCGTTGAGGCCGTCTGCATGTAGTGACCAGCAGTTCTCGTATTCGAGTATGCCAAATTGTTTAACGTCATGACCGTTAGCCCAACCGTGTATTAAAACCCTGTTTTTGCGTACTTGGGCAAGTATGTACATGTGCTCAAAGTTGTTATGGGCACGTACTCGCAACATTGGTTTAGTTTGTTCTGTCGCGCGCACCTGGTAACTCAGGACGTCAAAGCCGCCGCGGTCTTGACCTAGGTCTGCCCAATGTTCGCCTAATGCTTTAGATACTGCGTACTCGCCAATCACCCCAGTTATGTGGCTTGACCAGTAGTTCTGCTTGGCATAGTCAAGGTCTTTTGTAGGGCTTACTCGGTTCTTTTGTAATGCACGTATTTGGCGGTTCACGCCGGCATGCGCGCAATACTCTAATTCCTCGTAGTCGAGTGTTACTAGTACTTTGCTCATATGTCGCTCAGTCGCGCAATAACTGCGTCTAAGTCTTTTGGATACCAGCAGTAGCATTCGTAGTCTGCTTCGAGTAGGTACCGTTGCCAACGCAGTTGTGCGTCGCTTTGTTTGTTACGGCCTGCTTTTAGCTCTGCGAACACTAGGCCACCCGTGGGCGAAACCATGACTAGGTCAGGAAATCCTGCGTCGCCTTGGAAATGGGTAGCCCAACGCTCGCCAACTTGTGCGGGCTTGGCGTGGTAAATCAACCAGCCGCGCAACTTAGCCACCGCTACTACTTGCTTCAAGAATTGGGCTTCAGTCATGCCGGCATAGTTATTCGGCATCGTCAGCTGCTTTGCAGTCTGGGCAGTAAATAGCGTCTGCTAAACGTTTGTAACTTTTCGCTAGGCGCTGGTAGTCGCTTTGGCAGTCCATGAGCTGGGATATGACTATGTTGAGTTCGCGCCTCAGGCTTTCGCATTGTTGGCGTGAGTCGTACAACATGCTCGAGTACGCCCAAAGGGCTTGCTCAGCCGGCATTTGGTCTATGTTGCTCATCACTTAACCTTTGGTATTGGTTTGATGTTCAAGAACATGTCTTTTGCCTCTGAGTAGGTCATAGGTGTTTCAGGGTCAAAATCTAGCCCACGTTCCGCGCACATTTGAGTAAGCATTTTAATTTGATTAGCGGTCGCGCCGCCACCATTGGCCGGCTGGGAATGTTCGCGTGGTGCGGTTTGGCTTGCCTGTGTTTGTTCGCGGGCCGATAGTCGAGCGCTGCCTATTTCTTTTGACCGTGGACCGTCCAGTACTGGCGTAGGTCGCGCAATGCTTACCACGGTGTTGCGGTCGTCCTCTGTGGCTTGTTGCCGTCCTAGAACCTCGTTACTGCTGGCGATGGATTTGTCAATTCCTAGGCCCATATATCCGAGCGCTCGACCCAAAACCGAGGTGGCTCCATTGGCTTGTTCACTGTTTTTAGTAAACGTTGTTTTGCCTGGGTACGGCTCAAAAATGTATGCCGTTACGGGTATCGGGTCGTCTGGGTCACGGCTCACGGTGACGCTGCACTCAATGAACAACTGGTCACCCACTTGGGTTATCTCTGGTCGGTGCTCGACAATGCGCAGCTGCGGGTACAACGCGAGTGCCTGCTTAAGGCGTGTCTTTACGTCTACGTATTCTGAAAGGTCAAAAGCCATTACTCGTACCTGCCGCTTTCGTCATAGTTTTGTATCCAGTCAGCGGCCCACAATGTCACAAGCGTGAACACTGACATGACGCCAACAAAAGCAAAAACGCCTGCAATAGTTCTCATTTTTTACCGCGCAATGCGTTGTCAATAGCAATAAGCAGTTGGTCAGTTTCGCCACCAAGTTGCGTATGGCCTAGGTCGTGCAGTTCTTGCACAATGTCATCTAGGCGGTCAATGATGCTCTGTTGTTTTGGTTCAAGGCTGCTGGGGTGTTCTAGCCGGCCAATGGCTTGGCGTAGGTCCTCGCATAATGCTGCGTCGTCCATTGCGTAGCTGTAAGCGTGTGCGCGCAGGTTTCGTATCAGCACGTCTGTTGCCTTGGGTCGAGTGTTCGCCCACAAGTTTGCTAGTGCTTGGTCTAAATGGTCAGTCGGGTTTACCATGATTGCTCTTTTCTAGTCGGGTTGAAAATAACTAACGGGTGTACGGTACCACAATTTTTGGCGCGCTGTTGCCTTTCCATGGTGCCCAGCCGTGGCGCTTAAATAGGGCTAAGGCTGCTTTAAGGTTTTTGCGTGGTGACCAGAGTTCGGTCATGGCTTTACGCACAATGCCGGACTCGACAAGAAACCGTTTATTGCTGCCGTTAATTTGCATGAGGCCGTAACTGCCGGTGTATGGGTCGCGCTGGTTCCATGCCCGCGCAAAGCCTTTGGACTCGCGCTTACATATTTGCATGAGGCGTGGTATTTCGCGTTTATGCCAGCCGACCTCGAGGGCTAAAGCGGTGTAGAGCTTGCAGTCGGGTTCTACCGCTGCTTGTGTTTGTGTTGCCGGCACCAGTAGTGCAGCTGTGGCGAGTACGCCAAGTAGTCGTTTCATGGTTTCTGCCTTTCGTCGGGATAGGTAAAAACCCTAATGGGCTTATTGAACGTTTGCGCGTCTTTTGGCTAAAAGCCTTATGGTGTAACGGTTTCGGTGGGTGGTGCCCACACGTTGCCTAGCACATATTCCCAATGCCATGACTCGAAGCCTGGCTTGCTTGGGTCGCCTGTGCCGATGTACCAGCCAAAACGATTGGCGTTTTTGACTAGCCACTGAAATGTTTTACCGGACGCATTAGCGAAATCTACAGCTAGTCCCCAGCCGTGGTTTGAGCCTTTAACGCCTGTCGGGTCGGGTGCCGCGCATGGTGCCATACCCTTTTTCAGATACCACGTTTTGCCCTCAAAGGTGCGTGTAATGCCTCTAGTGTCGTCTGTGGGTTTCGGTGAGTAACGCTGCATGAACGCGTTGTATTGAATGCTGTAGGGCCTGTAGGTGTCAACCGTTGACGTTGGCTTCAATGTGATGCCGTCAGCCTTAGCGGCGTTCAGCATGTGTTTATAACTACGTACCGCGCTTTTGTGTAGTTTGCCGCCTGGCACTGGTCCTAGCAGCTCATCGGGCAGTTGCCCGTTTTTGTGGCCGGCTAGGTCTTTTGGCATTTTAATTTTCATTGTCGTGTACATGTCAGTTTGCCCAGTCGAGTACGCGCAAGTCCTCGGTTGCAGACTCGACGATTGCATATATGGTTTCGCCGGCTGGTACAAAAAAGGCTAGTGGGGCGGTGTGTTTTTCTGTCGAGGTGCCGTTGGCAATGGTTACGTCTGAGCCGCCTAGGTAGACAATGCCGTTGCCAATAACGTGGGTGTATATTTCGCGGTTGTAGTTTTTGGCTGGCACCACTATTTGTGCGGTGGTGGTCACGGTGTATTTGGTGCTTTTCACTCTGGTTTATCCTTTTCTTTTGACTTCAACCCGTTTGCACTGAGCAAGCCTGCAAGGCTGCCGGTAAGAAAAAGCAAAAGCGGCTGAAGTGTGGCCCATGCGGATTTATCATTGTCACTTACTTCGAGCGGTTGGGTGACAAAAAGCAGGCCGTACAGTAGCGCTAAGGTTGAAACCACAAAAGTCAGCGATAACGCGCAAGCCACAATAAAAATTAGACGCGCCTTTATTTCCTCGCTGGTCATGCGATGTTCTCGGCGTGGCGCTGGGATTATAGGCATTTAGTTTCTACTGTCCGTGTGCTGCCAAGGCTGGCGGTGTCTACGGTGATGGTTGTTGCTGCGCGCAAAGCCTTGTTTTTGACCATTGGTTGGCAGTTTACGCGCTCACGGTTACCGCACGCTACGAGGATTGACGCAAACAAAAGCGCCACAAAACTAGCCCGCCAAATCATTTGTGCCTTCTCCCGTTGCCGCGGCATTTGACAGTTGCGCGTATTCCTCGTTTGTCATTTCGCGTTCTATTGTTTCGCCTGTGGTCGCGTCGTAGATTAAAATAAGTGGGTTCATTATGCCTGCCTGTAGCCGTAAATGCGGATTGAACCGCTGTTAAATTGGGTTACGCCAGCAAGTGTTACAACGTCAAAACCAGTTCGTATGGTAGTAGAACGGTCTTGTCCGTTTGCTTGGCCGCTGTTTGCGTCGTGTGAGTAAACCGAGTGTAAGCCTTTCCAGTTAGCTGTGCGCACGTTTGTAACGTCAACTACTGCGTCCCACATATTCCCAGACGACATGCCAATGAGAAAACCGCCAGATGCTGTTGCTACTTGAGAAGTTATGGCACCACCAACATAAGCAACACGCGTGCCACCGTAATAAATAGTGCTTGAACCGCTGTAATCAAAGTACATGACGACGTTTACAGAGTCAGTGTTGCATCTCATGTTGGAAAACACAATACGGTAATTGTCGTATTTTGATGTAAAAACCTCATACAAACGTATATAAGTCGCTGTCGAGCCTGTAAATGTTGTACCGGCCACATAGTCGAGGCCAGCGTTTGCTAGGAACGTGTTTGTGTCCGAAGCGGTCAACACTTCGCCAGTAGTGAAAGTTTTTATAGCCATTAGTACCCCAGTCTATTTGAGTCAAGTTTGCCGAAAGTAGCATTATTAAGGATTAGATAGGCGTTAAGGTCGGCGGCCGAAACGTGATAAGTAAAAAACGCTTGTGACGGTGTGCCCGAAACTGTGACGCCTTCAACAATGGCAACGTAAGTAGTGCCACGAAATGCCACCGATGTTTGGCAACCAATCGCGTCATAGGTCAAAAACGACTTAGACGACTGGCCAGCGTCGGTGCAGCTAATAGACGCCACGCGGGTTAACGGCGTCTTGTAGTTATTTAACAAGAAGTTGGCGTAGTCAAGAGCTTGGCTTGCCGAGTTGTTTAGCGTGTTTACTGTGTATGTGCGGTATGGCGCTGAGCCTGTTTGCACCGTTTGGGTTGGAAAACTTTCCGGCACTACCGATGCTTGGGTATAAAAGTTATCGGCAAAAGACGTGAATTGTATTTGCTGGTAAATGCGGTTTGTCGAGTTATTGGTTGTGTCGCTAAAATTGAACGCTAAAGCGGGGCGGTCATATTTGCCGATGACGAGCAACCCGTTAAACGATTGACGCAAACGCGCATTTAACGTGAGACATACCCGGTTAATCCAGTCGCCCCAAGTAGAAGAAACGGTAGTAGCGCCTAAGCCTGTTGAGCCTTCAGTACTGCCAGCAAGCGCCGCCATTGTGGTGCCCGATTGAGTGGTAGCTGTGGCTAGTTGGGTGGTGAGACTGCCGGCGGCCATTGAATACGACGCGCCTTGTGAGCGTGCAGCTCTCGCAAATTGGCCTTCTATGCTGATGTAGATACGGTCGGCAAACCCGTAGGTGCCGTTAAATGGTATGCCGTATTGTATTTCTACGTCAGATATTTGGCCTTCTAAAAGTGCGTAGCCGAGCGTGTTGTCGTAAATACGGACGTTTGCACCGGGTACCCAATCGCCATAATTCAAGCCATAAAAATAGATTGCTTCACCTATGCCGGTGTCTGCGTTGTATTGGTCTAATTGTTTTTGTCGTCCGCAATTAATTGAAAACGATTGAAACGACGATATTGCTTGCCATGACGGTACGGGTGAACCGGCAAATACTTGTAGCTGGTAGTTGTCTGCTGGCATTAGTAAATGTTGCTCACCTTGATGGGCACCGAACCGTTTTGCCGCATGTAGGTGCGTAGCGCGCTTACTACTGCGTTAGGGTCGCCGCCGTTCACGTTTATGGTTACATTCGAGTCTCCAACGCTTGCAGCTGATACGCGCCCACCGCCCATGTTGGGGCTTGCGTTGATACTGCCAAGTACTGGCCCGAAAGGGTTTGTAGTGGGGGCTGGGGCTGTGCCGCCACCAAATACGTTGCCGAGGCTTGCGTCGAGTTGCGCGCCGATAGCCGCGACGCTTTCAGGGTCTACAGCAAACTTGAGCATGAACTCGGTGTCTGCGATGACGCTGTTAACGCCCTCAACAATTTTCTGTGCTTGGTCAACGCCAGACTTGAACCACTTGTCTGCAGTCAACTTGGCGATGCGGTCCGCAGCTGCGTTAATGGTTGTAGAAATACCCACCAGACGGTCTATGGACGCTTTACCGCCGGCAAGTAATCCTTTGATTATCTCTAGCCCTACGTCTGCCCCAGAGTCAAGAATTGACTGCAATAACGCTGGGTCGTCTAAACCGGCTGCAATGAGTTGCTCTATGCCGGTGGCAAGTTCGCCAGCCTTTGAGGCTTGCTCATCGAGCACGCCAAAGAATGACTTTGCGCCCTCGCTGTCTGCTGCCGTGGTCCATGCCTCGCCCACATTGAATATGCCGCGCACAACGTTTGCGGTGGCGTTGTAGAAGTTGTTGTAGTTGTCTGTGGCCTTGGTCAGTTGCTCATTGGCGCGCATGAGCGCTGGGGCGAACTTGTCTTTAACTACTTGTA